GAGACTGCGGCAGAATTAAATATTTGCGATGAAAACCGGGAGATTATTCTCCCGGTTTTTCAAATCTCACAGGTTCGTGAGATTTCAGCCCATTATTCTGTCGAAACAGCGTGTGTCGGTGACATTTCTGTGAGGATTGCTTGTTAAGATAAACGCAAAAGGAACAAGCTGCCGCACGACGGCAAAAGAAAAAAAGCCGTCGTACAGCAGCCTATCAACACGCCCATTTGAAGCGGCGGCTTTGATTTTCAGAGCCGCCGTTTCTTTGCGTCTACACAAACCAATGACGACTTGCAGGGGCACGGTAGCCGATTGGAGGTTATTTTGCCGTGTCCATTTTATTATTTCATTGTTCGCGTGATCTGCACCAGCTAAAAAAAGCGTAGCTCCTCCATCGGAGCAGTCCGGCTTTGAAAGTGAAATTAAACATCATGTAACAAGATATTCATTTGCTTGCGTCCGCATAGTGTCATGCTGTGCGGGCGTTTTTATATGCCCCTGCTTCTGGTCACGGTGGCCAGAGGCTCCAAGGTGCCGCGGGCCGCCTGTTCTCCATTTCAATCCGCACTCACCAACCACCTTTTGAAATGGAGGACAATTATGACGACTATCAACCTGAAACGGTATTACCCCTATATGACCGAAAATGTGATACTGGAAGTTTCGGACGAGATCGCCGCCGCCCTCTCGATGGGAGGCCGTCTATGCGACAGCTACAAGCGGCAGAAGCGCAGAAATGGCGAGTGCTCGCTGGACACCGATCCCGGCTTTGAGGCCGACGTGCTCCACCAGCCCCTGACCCCGGACGAGTACATTGAGGCGCGGAAAACCACCTTTGCCCTCTATGACGCGCTGGCCCAGCTCCCGCCCACGCAGGCCCGGCGTGTGTACCAGCACTATCTTCTCGGCATGAGCAAGGCCGAGATCGCGGCAGCCGAGGGCGTTGGCCGGAGCCGCATCTGCTGCTCCGTTGAGCGTGGGCTGGCCGCTATGAAAAATAATTTGAAAAAATCTCTGTAAGAGGGAGTACATTTGCCCCCAAAACCTCCTGATAGGTGAGAGGAGTTTTCTTCCTCGCCTTGAAAACTGAATAGACAGTATTCCCGATACGAAATCCGCGTGATAGCGACGTAAGGTGCGCCGCCACGACAGCCAGTTCAGGAGGTGATGGACAAGCTGGCCGAGCGATCAACGCAGCCTTTGACCCGGTGCTGGCAAACCGGGCGCGAGGACAGCGCGGAGGATAATGAAACTTGCTCACGCCCTCCCACAGACTTGAGGGGGAGTTCCTGCGGTATGCGCCAGCCCTCCACGGGCAGCGATGCTGTGGGGCTATGCAGCCGAAGCCATCGGCGGTCTGGAATACTCCCCGTGCCGGGGATGCGTGGCAAATACGGCACACAACAATCATACAGGGAGCCGTCAAACCGGGTCTTTCTGTCTTATGACAGCCCAAACCATTTCGGCGCGGCGGCTCCCTCTTTTGTGGATTGAAACGGAAAACAACTGTCCCGCTGCTTCTGGTCATCGTGGCCAGAGGTGGGGCAAGGTCAAAGGACGGCGCTTTTGTGCCGTCCTTTCACGTTTCCCCACGGACAACGGGAAACCATCAAATCTATTCACACCGCTGATTGTTATAGGAGGTTTTCAGATGACGGAGGCAAGAGTCGGCTATCACAAGGAAGTCAAAACCGCGTCTTTTCAGGGCAAATCCATCACCGTGGAAAACCTGACCCCGATGCTCTCTCCCCGAGCACGGGATAAGCGCAAGCGTGAAATTGAAAGCTGTCTGTATGAGGTCTTTGTGAAGTATGCGCCGGGACGGGCGCAGATGCACTAATGCGGGACATCCTTGAGATACGGGGCTGCCAGAGGTATAATATAGGTGTAAGGTTTGGTAGCTCCTACACGGAAAGGAGCACCAAATGATTATTCGTGAAGATGCCATTTATGGCAGACAGTCCGTTGACCGCAAGGACAGTATCAGCATTGAAAGCCAGATTGAGTTCTGCAAGTATGAATTGAGAGGAGGCAATTTCCGCAAGTACACCGACAAGGGCTATTCCGGCAAGAATACCGACAGGCCCAAGTTCCAAGAAATGATGGCCGATATTCGCCGGGGCCTGATCAAGCGCGTGGTGGTCTACAAGCTGGATCGTATCAGCCGTTCCATTCTGGACTTCGCAACCATGATGGAAACTTTTCAGGAATACAATGTCGAGTTCGTTTCTTCCACGGAAAAGTTTGACACGTCCACCCCGATGGGGCGGGCCATGCTGAATATCTGCATCGTGTTCGCCCAGCTCGAACGTGAAACCATCCAGAAGCGCGTGACCGATGCCTACTATTCCCGCTGCCAGCACGGTTTTCACATGAGCGGCGCGGCCCCCTACGGCTTCCAACTGGAGCCGACCACCATTGAGGGCATCCGCACAAAAATGATGAAGCCTGACCCGGAAACGGCAGATATTGCAAAGCTGATGTTTGAAATGTACTCTCAGCCCGGAATTTCTTTCGGGGACATTGCCCGTTACTTTGCCGACGAGGGCATCCTGATCTACGGCAAGGAAATGAAACGGGGCTTTATCTCCCAACTTTTGAGAAACCCCATTTACGCACAGGCTGACCTCGATATGTACGAGTTCTTCAAAAGCCAGGGTACGGTGGTAGTCAATGAAGCCACAGATTTTGCCGGGACAAACGGCTGCTATCTCTATCAGGGCCGGGACGTGCAAGAAAGAAAAAACAAGCACCTGAAAGATCAGATACTTGTTCTGGCTCCCAGCGAGGGGCTGGTATCGTCTGATACATGGCTGCGCTGCCGGAAAAAGCTCATGGCAAACAAGACGTTCCAAGGCGGGCGCAAGGCAAAGAACACATGGCTTGCCGGAAAGGTCAAGTGTGGCCGCTGCGGGTACGCGCTTATGAGCGTCGGCAATCCAACAGGTGTTCAGTATCTCCGCTGCTCCAAGCGGGCTGACAGTAAAAGCTGTGACGGCTGCGGGACGCTCCGCACACGGGAATTTGAAAGGTTTCTGTACGGCGAGATGGTCAAGAAGCTGTCTGAGTTCCAGACGCTGACGGCAAAGCGAGAAACGGTCAATCCCAAATTGACCGCGCTGAACATGGAGCTTGCCCGCGTGGAGGACGAGATTGAAAAGCTGCTGAATACTTTGACCGGGGCTAATGCGGTGCTGCTGTCCTATGCCAACAGCAAAATCGAGGAGCTGGACACACGCCGCCAAGCCCTGACAAAAGAGATCGCGGCGCTGTCAGCGGAAACCATGTCCCCGGAACAGATTGAGCGGTTGTCGGTCTACCTGAACCAATGGGAAGAAATTGACTTCGAGGACAGGCGGCAGGTTGCCGACGGCCTGATCTCACAGATCCGCGCAACCGACGAACACGTTTCGATTGAGTGGAAAATTTGACTTTTACTTATCCATCGCACACGACAAAGGGCTGTGTGCCCTTGTCAAGCGATGTAAGGAAGAAAATGCAAGAGGAAGATTCAAGAGAATAATTTAGAAAGTAAAACGGGTGCGGAGTAAAATGGAAATATTTAAATATGTACTCTATATAGCATGTATTGTTTTGATACAAATATTCCTGGTGTTTAATATATTAGGAAGTATTGATTTAGATTTAATTGCCAATAAATGTTTATTTATCAAAAAGAAAAAAATTAATGCTCAGGTTGTAGGATTTACCAGAGGGTATTTTTGGAAAAAGTCAGGTTGCAGAGGGGATTATTTAAGTATTGTATCTTTTTCTGTAGGAGATATAACCTATAATACAAGAATAATTAGGGGAGAATCAGATAAAATAGGAGAAAACATAAAGATCGTAATTTATAATAATCTGATATCCTGTAATGGCAGAGGCGACAGAGAAGTTCCATATATGAAAAAAAATGGACTGAAATTGATTGATTATTATTTATTAATGTGGTTGATGTGTTGTTTTATCGTTTTAGTGTTGTTCCATGCATTAAGTTCTCTTTTGGGGTTGAGCATTTTAGGACAATTATTATTGAACTATTTAATGATGCCCTTCTATTTAATAATGAGAAAAAAAACATGGTAAAGAGATGAAAATTATAAAGTCAGATGGTAGCCATTACTTATGTCAGGTGCGGCGGGAAAACAAGCTATCGATATGACAAAAATGGTCAGATGATAGAAGAAAAGACCGGAGACAGCTATCATATTACTTACAGTTATGATAAGGCCGGCAATAAAAAGACTGTTACAAACAGTCGTGGACAGATAACGGAATACGAGTATGATAAAGCAGGAAGAGTCATAAAGCAGAAGGATGAGGCAGGAGAGATCAGTTATACCTATGATGCAAATGG